GATTCAATATTTAAAATTTGATTGAGTTTCTTGTGAACCGAATCCTCGTCACTCACGCTACTCTGAAGTTCAGCAACCTTTTTATTATTTGTATCAATATCTAGAGTAAGAACACCAATGGTACTCTCACACTTTAAGATTTCAGCTTTAAGATTTTCTATTCTCTCTTTGTTCTTTGACCGAATCTCATCAACATAATTCTGATGAACATCAAGCTTTTCCTGCTCGACATCAGCTTTATTCTTGATCTCTTTAATATTCTCTTTATTATTCTGTAACCGTTCCTTAAGCAAGACATTCATTGCAGTAAAGATCTTAATATCAAGTAGATCCTCAATGATTTCTCGGCGCTGCTGTGCTGGTAACTGCATAAATGGAACGAAGGTTGACGAACCAAGAATTACGATCTGCGTGAACGAATTAAAATTAAGCTTGAGGATATTCTGTTCAAGCTGTTGTTGGTAATCGCGAACAGATGCTGTCTGATTAATCAGATGATCGTCTTTATAGATTTCAAATACATTGGGTTTCATACCACGGATAATTTTATACCGTGAACTACCAATGGAAAATTCGACCTCTACAAGAGTGTCTTTTTGATTTACAGAATTGACAAGTTGAGGTTTATTGATTTTACGAAACGGTTTACCAAACAGCGAAAAACACAGAGCATCTAGCACTGTGGATTTGCCCGCACCATTTTCACCTATAACCAAGGTATTTGGACTTCGATCAAGTTGAACATCTGTCCAAACATTTCCGGTAGACAAAAAGTTTTGCCACCGAACATTATGAAAATATATCAAATTAAAGCTCCATGCTCTGCGCTTCTGTATATAAATTAGCAAACAGTTGATTTAGCAGTGCCTTGTCGACATTGGTATCCATTTGATTTACGAAATTATGTAGGGTTGTCAATGTATCTTCAGCTTCAGAAATAATCTCTTCCTCTGATTGCTGATCAAGATTTTTATGATCATCAACAATAGAGATATTTGCTGGATTTGCCTTATACAAATGATCCATCACAATATCGAACCAATATGGATTTGTTTTATTCTGAACAATTACTTTTACATAAGTATCTTTATAAGAGTCAAAATCAAAACTGGCAATAAATTCCTCAAGTTTCATTTCGGTATCATCATACCAAATCTTATGGAATATTCTATACGGATTTTGAATAAAAGTCAACTCTCTTTTCTCAGAATCAAAAATATGAAATCCACGCTGATCATTATAATCATTCCAGGTCATCTCATATGGATTGCCTAGATAGTGGATATTGCCGCCCTGTGACTTGTGATGAAAATGCCCAGAACAGACAAGATCAAATTTATCAAATAGAGCTGCTTCCATACCATGTGGATTTTTCATGCCACGATACATTTCAAATCCACGGATCTCGAGATGTCCGAAGAGAACTTGTGATTTTGTATTTTTAATAAATTGCATAGAATCGGCATAGTTTTCATTATTAATCCATGGTAACATGGTAATACCACAACCACCGAACTCTACATCTTTTACATCAGAAAAAATATCAATCAGATCATACTCATCACCGAACAGTTCATTTAGTGCATTGACCTCGTTGGTATTACGATATGGAATATCATGATTACCGACAATAACATTGAGTTTGATATTATTATCAATGCATGGCTGAACGAAAATTCTCTTGAACTCTCGTAGAGTTACATAGTTAATGAACTTCCTTCTATCCACAATATCGCCAAGATGAAATATAGTAGTGATATTATTATCAATAAGATACGGAAAGAAGACATTACTATAAAACTTATCAAAAAAATTGAGAAAGGTTTGACTGTCGTTTCTTACACCAAAGTGTGTATCTGTAATTATGGCCGCCTTCATTAATTACTCATCATTTAATAAAACATCAATGGGCATTGCATTCTTATTCCTTTTCCGGCGCTTGGTTTCTTCAAAAGTTTCAATAAACACACTAACATATTCACGGCTCCACTCATTTGCCTTACCGGCTGGTGTATAATCAGATGAATCATGAGCTTGATTATCGCTTGTCATGTTCATCACTTCCATCTCACCCATTAACTTATACCTTGTATAGAGATGTTTCTTTTCCTTTTGAATACGACGAAGGAATGCATAGTAAATAATCTGAGTAAAATATGCAAATGGATTCTGTGATTTTTCAGGATTAAAATTATCAATATATTGCAGACAGTTTTCAATACCGTCCGAAATCATTTCTTCCTTGAAAGTGTAGTTAATAAAATTTGGTTTGTGTGATAAATTCACTGCAATCTTCATAAGGCATTCACCGATATATGGTGATACGAGAGGTCGTTCCTTTCCCTTGCTCTTAGCAATTTCAACTTTCTCACGGTAATCAATCATAGCCGCAAGAAATTCCTTATTATTTACATAGTGCTGTTTTGTTTTTTTTGTTTTAACCATTAGTGCACCACTATACTAGTATTAGAAAACTTTTCAAACATAGCCAGAGTTATTTCCTCTTCATCTTTTTCTAAAAAATCCTGTGTTTCCTCTTCGGTATTTTTGATTTCATTTAACCTATCCAAAGCATTAAAATAATAATCCAAAATATCCTTTGTAGGATTAGCCTTCATGAGAACGTGTCGAACCTGTAAAGGAAAATCATTTTCATCTGTAAACGGAATCCATTTTGCCACTCTTACTAATGCACCGCCCATGGTATTTTGCAAAAATAATTGTAAAGGTTTGTGTAATAAAATATATTCTTGATCCATACCATCAATAATAGAGATGATATGTTCTCCTGTAACTAACTTAAAATATAACACATCTGGCTTCATAAGTAAACCCTTTCTCTATAAATTAATATTATAGATTTTATATTCGAATTCCTCGTCATTGTATATTTTAATTCGTTCAGCAAAATGATTAAGTGTATAATTTACTTTCTTTTTCCATCGGATGTCATCTGCGATGTCGAACAAAATTGCCTTATCTTTTGACTCGCCTTTTCGCAACCCTCTGCCAATAGACTGAAGATTACGAATACGAGACTTAGTGGGAGAAGCAAAAATAATGTTATGAAGGTTGCGAATATTAATGCCAGTACTAAACGTACCATATGAAGCAATAATAATTGCGTCTTTTTCCTTCTCGGTAATAGCACGGATCTGCTCCCTGGTCTCTGCATCTGTTCCACCATAAACAAAGAATACCTTTCTATTACTATTTACCGATTTAGATATATTATCATACAATACTCTACCGTGTTTGTCAACATATTGAAAGAGTAAAAGTGTATTTCCGTTCAGTGATAATGTTAGATTTTTAATAAATTTATTTCTTCGTGGATTGGTGACGATAAAATCTATCTCGTCCTGATAGTTCATTTTACTGACAAGTTTCTTTTCCTCATCAGTATATTTTAGTACTAATGCCTTGATTTTAAAATTAGCAAGATGATTTTGATCAATCAGTTCTCTCGTTTTTACAAACTGTTTTACCTTACCAAATAAACCTTCCAAAACCAGTTTATGAGTTTGTGTGCCATCCAAGGTACCAGTAAATCCAAATCGGTACTTACAATCAATTAATTTTGTCATAATTGATGTGAGAGACTTTGCCTTAAATAAATGACATTCGTCTCCAATTACTAAATCATATTGTGCAAACCAATCCTTACGCAGTTTATAAATGGATTGCCAGGTTGAGACTACAATACGAGCATCTGTCATCTTTTCCTGACCGCTCATGATAATATGAATATCATCCTCATTTGAACCATATTCAATAAAATCCGATCTCATTTGATGTACGAGAGATGTTGTAGGAACAATCAGAAGTGTTTTGCTATCACCATACCACTGAGTTAAAAGCCATATAATAAAAGACTTACCCGAAGCTGTAGGTGAAACAAGTAAACTCCTATGATTCCTAACACAATGAGCAAAAGACTCCGTTTGATAATCGCGAGGAGTAAATTTAGTTTGCAATGTCCCAATAAATTCATTTGCCTCTTCCAGTGAAAATGATTCCTGCAAATCAATATCATTTTCAACCTCCACTTCATATTCACGTTCGGCGGCAAAATGTTGTACATACGGCAATAAACCGAGGTATAATTCCTTAGTCATCGCGTTATAGAGACGCATCTTACCATCCCATGCCTTATTTCGATATGCAGGCATAAACTTTGCACCTGGTACAGTAAACGTAAAGTAATCGGACAGTTCCTGACGAATCACAGGTTCTGCATCCACTTTCATATATACTTCATTTGCCTTCGAAATAATCAAGGTATTCCCACGTATATCATTCTGTTCTAATAATAAATTCGAAGTGCTCCATGCTGCTTTGGACATTTGTTCTCATTGTTATTTTGTCCATAATATAAAGCATCACTGACCACCCGTAAATTTCAAAAAATCGATGCTATTTTTAATCAAAAAGTTTCTGGTATTTACTGATTTAAGTATTTCTTCTAGCACATCAACAACCTCTTGCTGATATGCAATTTTCGTATTAAGTTGGATCATCTCCTTATCTGTATCCACATAATAAGAAACTTCTTGTTTGAGTCTCTTAAATGGATATGGCTCACGACCCAATTCAGCAAGATCTTCTGGATTATTTAGATCACCTCTATAATAGTCCATAAGTCTTTGCTGTAGTATCTTATGTTTCATTTTAAGAGCACGAAGTTTCAGTCTCTCATCAGAAAAATGTTTTAAATATTTACCGTGTAGAATTGGTATATTCAGACTTTCACGAGATAGTTCCGTCTCGTCAATCTTGCCATCACCTTGCCACATAGATATAATTTCTTCAATTTTCACATCACACTCCGAAAGATTCACCACACCCACAGCTAGAAGTAGATGATGGATTATTTACCTTAAGAAAAGAACCACCAAGTTCATTCACATAATCAATCTCACTTCCTAATATATATAATTCTGCTAAAGGATCCACCAAAAGACAATCATCAATAGGACTTGACCATTCTACATCTGGATAATGTTTTGAGAAACCCCATACGTACTGCATACCAGCACAACCGCCGCCCTTTACTGAAAGAGTAACATAGTCATCACCTCTGACTGAATTGAGATATTGTTTAGCGGAATCAGTAATAGTAATCATATATAATAACCTTTAAAAACGGCTCAAAGCCTATTATAACATGGGTATCAGTAAAGTAAATAGATTTATAGTTTTTCTACCGTAAACTGTCGATAGCGGAATGTTACCTCAGCCTCTAGGTATTCGATGTCTGTCTGTGTTACATCAAAATTGAGTGGTGTCAGTGATGTCGGGAACATATCATAAAGTGAAATCATGATAGATGGATTACTGTTTGATGATAGAATAATCATACTGCCATCGGATACCTTTTCTGATAAGTCACGATATTGCTGTAAATTATTTGGATGACCAATACCTATCATCCAATCGTGGATTTCAAGATAGTTTTTCATATCTTCATCTACACGAAATCTCAGGCTAAATGGCTCATATGTAATACGATCACCTGGCCGATAGATATTTGTAAGTGGATTGGATTGTAGTACCTCAGATGTACTAATTGCAGGTAGTGTTACTGCCTGGCAAAAATATTCAAGATTCGGCGCTCTCTTGAGCAAAAAGCGGAATCCAAGTGGAGATAGGAAATTAATATTTGTGGTCAACGTAGCCGCTTGTCCACCAGTTCCTTGTTTTGGAATCAATGCCATGTTTTAATCTCTTTAATAACTTCAGCTACTCGGTAGCCTTTGTGTTGTTCCGTATAACTCACTTGAACCTCATGTATCACAGCTTCGATATGATCTTTCCAATAATTTAAAAACTTATGAACTCTCGGTAACTCAGGTGTAATATCATCTGTCTGCCAGATAAATTCCTGAAGAATATCAGTATAATCTGGCATATAGTAAATTACGTCAACGGTAACTAAGTTCTTTCGTATCCACATAACATACTATTTATAATACCGCAAACATAAAAAAAGAGGGAGGCCTAAGCCTCCCTCTGAGCCCGATTATATCGGATCTTATTATTACATAAGATTTGAAACAACAACCAGACGGTAGTAGATATTCTTTTGTTGTGAAGAAATAACACCGTTTGCGGCAGTTGTTGCGAATGGATTGGCGACCATGCCGTAGCGGGTCTTGAATCCAATCTTAGGCTGGAAGGTGTTTTCACCGACCGCACGGACCATCTGTAGAGGTACG